CCTGACTGACAGGTCAGCCTCTGTTCCATTCTCACATTCTCTGCCGCTTCCGTGCATATGTTCAGCGCAGCTTCTGCTTTCACATTCTCCATTGCTGTCATTTGATATCTGCAGGACAGCTCTGTCTGAACCGGAACTGTAACTGGCACTATAACGCTCATCGCCACCGGATAAAAATCCAGCGTCTCGCTGCTGTCATACCCGTTTAATTTTCGGCCTCCGTCCAGCTTCCAGGTTCCATCCAGTTTTAAAACAGCCAGATTAAACCTGGGATAAAACTCAGAGAAAAACCGGATCTTGTTCTCGTATTTGATAGGCACTTCATAGTTTCCCAGATATCGGCCATACACTTCCAGGATAATATGCGCTGGTATCATCCGAAAAATCGTATTATACAAAGTTCCAAGCATCGCTGCCGTCTGGTCAGAAATCCATATTTGTACCAGATACTCATTGTAAAAGCATTTGATTTCGTAATTTCCTTCCCCCACTGCTGACGCCAGAAATTCTTTCAGCTTCGGAAGCGTATAAAGAGATTCCATATTCCACTGCAGAAGGAGAATCCTGCGCCGTTCCTCCAAGGTCGCTCCTATGTTGGAAATCTGCAGTAAACGCTCGTAATAAGCCAGTGTCGCCTCATCGCAGGTCTGAATAAAGCAGTTATCGGAAAGCCTGTCCGCGGTTCTCTCCACTTCCTCTGCCGCTTCTCCTTCCGCTTCCATAATCTCCTGGAATTCCAAGATCGGTCTGAAATATTCAGGCAAAATTTCCATCAAATCAACTGCCACTTATCACCACCTCCCCCAGCTTCGGAATCTGCTGCAGTTCTGCCGTTTCCGTCAAAATCAAATCCTTTCTAGAGCCGTTGAGCATCACATTGGATACATTGACCGCCTCGGGAATGGCAAGGATTGCCGCAATAATACGGGCAATGTAAATTGCTACCGGATACTCTACCTTTCTGGTTTTTAGCGGCGCCCCCCATTCCTCACACACGCTTTGTATGTATTCCTGAATCTTTTCCTCCACCTGGGACTGGTATGTAGAAGCTTCTGCTCCCGCCGAAAACTGAATTTCACAGGAAAGATTAAGAATCAGCTCCTCTGCCGTTCCAATTGTTACCTGAGCACCGATAGGAGCAATCCCATAGCCATTTTCTGACGGCCCCAAGCCGCCCTCCTCCGGCGGGCAGACCAGTTCTTGAACTCGCTTGATAAGTTCTGTCTCCGCTGGCTTTAAATCACTGTTTAAAATGCTGCATAAAACTGTGCCGCCGCCTTTCCAGACAGGGTAAACCTGGACGGCTCCCACCCCCTCAATGGCCAGAATATGATTTCGGTAGGAAGCAATATTTCCTCCAAAGGACGCCGCTTCAAAGGTTTCCATAAAACGGGCACGCAGAGAGTCGTCCTCTTCCTCCTCCGCTCCGGATATTACAATTTCTCCGATGGAAGCAGAAGTCAGTCCAGGAATCGCTGTAATTGGTAAAATCGCTCCTGTATAGCTGTTTCCAATGATCCCTGGCGTTGTACAGGTCAGCTGATAGACATACTGTGTCTTTTCCTTCCTGCTCACTACAGCTATCTGCTGTCCGCTGATAAAAATGACTGAATTGGCGCCGTTTATGGTCTTAAACGCACTTCCTTCCGGAATCGTCCTGTCAAAAGTTCCCTGGCGGACGGCTGCAACCGCCTGTTTTCGAAAAACTCCCCGCTCCTCGCAGATATAGTCCAGAGCCTGTCCCACCGCAGTCTCAGCGTAGGCATTCTGCTGTATCTTCGCGAGCAGCATGTAAATTCCTTCCAGATACCAGGCAACCGGCCCCAGGGCCGTCTGAATCAGACTTCCCTGCCTGGTATCGATGGTCTTTGGAACCTGGGAAAGCATCTCCTTCTGGATCTGCTCTCTGGTATATCCACTAAAATCAATCACACCTTAACCTCCTCTGAAAACGTCCCAAATACAGTGATCACATCAAAGGTAACCGCCATCCTGCCGCCTCCCAGATCTGAAAATACGAAATTGTCTGCTGACAGAATACGCTTATCTACGGAAAATGCCTCTCGAATCCGCCTGGGAAGTTCGCTCACAATATAGTCAGATTCTTCGCCAGGCAAGTCCTCCAGCTCACAGCCAAAATTGCTGTTATAAATCTGCCAGCGATATCTTTCATTGGCAAGAATGATCTCCACCGCCTGCCGCATCGCCGGAAGCCCTGCATCCATTCCTGCAATCTGTTTCGATGTCCAGTCAATCAAAAACGTATTAGTCGGAAGTTCCGTATAAGTCAGCTCCGTTGACAGTTCCACATGTTCTGGTAATGTCGCCATATGCCCCTCACAATCTCGATAGGATCACATACTTCTGCCCTTTCATAACCCGAAGCATCAGTACCTTATCCCCCGCTTTTAAAGCTTCCTGAATTACCACTGTTACTGTTCCTCCTTCTCCCCCCTGCACCGGCGCTGTCACACTTTTCGGCTTTACTGCATCCGTCAGCAAAAGCGCCTGTTCCGGTATGGGAGGGACAGACACATCCAGCTGCACTGCCAATGGCGTTTCCGATAAGACAGTTCCAGTCGCCATGTCTGCCAACTTCATAGCCTTGATACTTTGCTGAATCGCCAGCTGAAACGCGCCTAATAATTCTACCTCAGACAAGACTCATCCCTCCCAACTGTCCAAAATCTTTTACCTCAATGCTCATTGTGTGGGTATCCGCTTCAAACTTGTGCGTTACCTTTTCTGCCAGCAGAAGCCTCGAAATCCGAAGAGCATTTACTGCACCTATCCGTACTGGCACAATCGTACCGGCGCGGATTCCTTTTACTCCCACCGCTTCAAAACTTACCGTCTGCAGCACCCGGTTGTAGTAGGCCAGGTAAGTCTGGCACAACTGATCAATCTGCGCCTCATTCATATTTTCATCTACTTCGTCGTAATACTGCAGAAGTCCCCACTTTTTTATGGTTTCCGTGTCCTCGTGCAGATACACGTCCGCCTTTCCGGTTGCACTGTTGGCTTTTACCAGCTTTACCCGGTTATAGGTATCTGAATCAATATCTCTTTTATATGTATACTCCGTCATCAGACTGCCGTCTCCGATCAGCGTATTGACATACATATTTTTAGCTTCCCGAAGCGTTAAGGCTCCGTTATCATCAAAAAAATTAAAAATCCTTCCTGTCCGGTAAATGGTTTCTGCCAGGGCGTCAAAAATAATATCCAGGCAGCTCTCGTTTTCCTTAATCAGACAGGGAAACGCATAGCCGGTATCCTCCAGGGTGCCACAGGTTAAGTTAAAATCAGCGGCTATCTGCTGGATCATCTGCCCCAAAGTCATAGCCTCAAATACATAGCTTGCATTAGCCTTCAGGTATCGGAGCTGATCATAGGCAGTACAGGCAATTTCTCCATCCTGATTCCGCTCAATGGTAAAGACGTATCCTCTAAATAAAGGCACACCTCCCACTGCAAAAGACACCTGGTTCCCTGTCTCTATACCGCACATCCCTGGATGAATGCAGGTAAACGTAAATTTAGCCGGACTGTCAAGACGCTGCGTCGTCAGCTCCGCTTCTGTTGTTAAATCCCCATATTCTGTTATTCCGGAATCAGACTGAATTTTCAAAGACATATCCATTTTTGTCACCCCGTAATCTGAATCTGGCTCTCCTGAAGCCATCCATAGGAACCAATGTGAATCGGATAGGGATTTCCAGGAACAATCCTTGTAACCGTCGTGCTCAGATTATTCGCAGTTCCAAAAGGCTTGCTTCCATAGCTGTCATACCAGTACTTCCCATTGGCTGTCACAGAAGCTCCTACCCGCAGGCTGGGCGTTTCCACAGGACGTTCCGACTCAGAAGAGGCTGCCGCTTCTGTCGCTCCCTGCCCAGTAGCGACAATCACCAGTGTCTCCGGAGAATAATCCCGATACTCCGTCAATTCGATGGAATAATACATATCGCCCGGCTCGCCGCCTTTATCTATCGTTTTAAACTCCGATACAATACAGCGCATATTCGTGTCGTAAATGCCAGAGCGCGAAATAATCAGACGGCATTTCGTTTTCTTCTTCAATGCCTCTGAAAAATACTGTTCATAATCTTCCGGTTCCTTAGCTTTACTGTTCACATATGGCTCGTCGCCTGCCGGGAAAAAAGATTCCCAGGAAACAGTCCTTAACGACGGCTTCCTGGGAACTACGATTTCTCCCTGCCCCAACACAGTATATGTTTTATGATCGGTTGGATACTGAATCTCCAGTTCTTCCGGATTGACCGGAATCTTCACTTTCCTGCTGCCAAATTTCAAATAAATCGAGCAGCCGTTTTCTATTCTTCCCATTGCCCCCTCCTATCTATGCGACACTGCCGTACTGCTAGCCATCTGCTCAATCAGCATCCGCCGAATCCGGTCCGCCACATCCTCGGCAGTCAGATTTTTGCTGGAACCAGACGGAAGCGTAACAGAAATATTAGGAGCCAATGTTTTCAGCTCAACCTGATTCATATACCGCCGCTCCGCCATATCCCGGTAAAGCTTCAAATCCTCGTCCGCAAGATTGACGCTGCCTTCCACATTTTTTACGTTTCCAACACTTCCAACCTTTCCAATATCCATTGAGTCCCCGGACGGAACAGAAAAGCTTCCACTTCCCAGTCCCCCCAGACCTCCTGTCAAATCCTCCAGATTCAGACTGAGATTATCCAGCTTCGAGCCGAGATTAGAGCCATACTGCCCCCATTCCTGCGAAGTTCCGTACACATCGAGTGTTGACATGCGCTTAATCTGAACGGCATTTTCTCCAAAGTTTTCATCTACCCAGCTGGATATCTGATTTCTGAATCCGGAGACAGCTCCAGACAGATCGCTTCCCAGCAGAGCATCAATTGCTCCTGCTACCGTTTCCACCATCCCCAAGATAGAATCGAACACATCAGCAAACAGCCGGACGGTAGCGTCCAGAGGAACGTTCCATACATTTGCAAAAAATTCTGCAAAAGCTGCAATCACATTCCAGAGAGTAGCAAATACGTTGTATCCCACTGCGTAAATCATGCCGAAAACCTGGCCGACCCATCCGCCAACCTCCTGCATCCCGATGCCGAACTGCTGGGCCGCAATCATAGCCGCCGCTAAAATCATAATCAACAGCGCAATAGGAAGATGTGTCATCATCCATGCTCCTGCAGATGCTAGGGCGCTGGCAACATTAATCCCTCCAGCCAAAGCAGCTTGAATTTTTATAAATGCTAAAGCGCCTCCGATTGCAGCCAGAATTGGAATAATGAAATCCAGATTATCAACAACCCAAACAGCCCCCTGCCCGATGGCTGACAAAGCGTCAACACCTATCTGGGCAAGCAGAGAAAACAGGTTGATCATCTGGCGCAGGACTCTCTGTCCATCCGCGGAATTAATAAAGTCATTCCATTCTGATGCTGCGCCCTGAAGGCTGTGCTGGACTTCGTTCTGGAGCTGTGTCATAGCCTGGGACAGTGTCATGGGCATACTTTGAAATTGTTCATTGATTTCGTCCGCTGATGCAAGCATCGCATTTTTGACAACTTCCGCCGTTACCATCCCATCCTCCGCATACTGCTTAATAGAGCCGGAAGCCCATCCCATGTACTGCTCGATGTTGCGGGCGATTCCAGGCGCGGCGTCTAAAATGGAATTAAGCTCTTCTCCCCGCAGCGCTCCAGAGGCCATTGCCTGCGTCAGCTGCACCATCGCTCCCTCCATAGCAGCCGCGCTTCCCCCGCCTATTGCAAACTGCTTATTGACTGATTCCATAAAGGCAATCAGCTCCTGATTAGAGCTAAACGCGTTCCCAGCATTCAGGCCCATCTTTGCAACCGCGTCCGCAGTAGACGTATAAGAAGCCCGGGAACGCTGGGCTGACTGATAAATCATTTCATTCAGCTGCGCCGTATCCTGCAGGCCGTCATTCATCAGGTTAAGCCTTGCCATGATCTGCGTCTGCGTATCAGAAAAACTCAGAAAAGACTTAGCTAACATCGTCGCTCCAGTTGCGGCCGCAATGTTTCTGAAGGTGGACAAAAGCTGTTTTGCCGAACGGTTCGTTCTCTCCACTTCTGTCTGATGCCGCTTCTGATTTTGGATGATTTTAAGCATATCCTGATTCTGCTTTTCTAACTGGCCTCCCAGTTCCCGGATTGATCCGATGACAGCTCCTACCGACTTTCCCATTGCTCTGGTCAGACTTTTGTCTAACATCTGCGTTGTCTGTACTGCCTGATTTCCTAAAGCAATAAACGTATGAAAGGAGGCGGAAAACTGATCGGTTAAGGTCAAAGTCTCATTAATTTTTCCCATTTATTTTCTTTTAGCCTCCTTCATCTCTTTTTGCAGCAGCTCCCACATAAAAAGTTTTTCTTTCAGCGGTATCTTCAAGACCTCAGAGGGAATAACGCCGTGATTGCAAAGCATATACTGGCACAGCCTTGAATCCAGCGTATTCCCGGCAGCTAGTTTTTTGCTTCATCCTCCAGCTCATCCAGCTCGCTCTCTTCTGTCACCAGTTCATTCAATTCCTTGATTGCAGTCACCAGGCGGTTATATTCCCCAACCGTCAGCATACGTCCAGGAACCTCCAGCGGATCCATTGTCTTATAATAGGCGCAAATCTCGGAATCCTGAAAATCCGGACTCACCACACAGGCCTGCACCAGAAGCTTTCCATATTTGTCGGAATCCAGTTCCTGGACGATCTGTCCATTCAGTTTTGTTTTCTTTGTGGCCCGCTTTAACAATTTCCCATTGGTCTCCTGATCAATGACACGGATCACAAAAGGAACCGGCTTCCCGTCCGGTCCCTTCGCTCTTTTCGTGATAATTACAGACTTTGTTTCCTCCATTACCGGCGGCAGTAAAAACGCTTTAATATCTCCCATTATATCCTCCTTCTTATCCCAGCTGAGCCGGGGCATCATTAAAATAATTCAGCACTTCAATTCCTGTGTAAGAAAAGCTGACTTCCATCTCGAGAAAATCCGCTTCCGCATCCAGAATAGCGATTGGCAGCTTCTGAAGCTTTACATTATAAAATGCAACCGTCTGCGTCCCAACGCTTGTAGACGGGTCGTCATTGGTGACCTGAAGCGTAAAGTATGGAAGCTTTCCTGTTTTTAAATACTCCTGAAGAATTCTCAGGAAATGAGGAGTTCCATAGTAAATCGTCATCGAACCAGTCAGGGAAACTCCTGTCGTTTTTTTCTGTACCAGTCTTGTCCCAACCACCTTAAAATCAGATTCCTGGAACTCCGCGTCAGACTGAAATTTCTTCAGGCTGAACATCTCTATATTTCTTCCATTTAAGGTCATAAAGGCCTTACCCTCTTTTCCGTTGAGGGCATCCCGTTCCAGCAAAAACATGCTCTTCCTCCTTAATCACTCTCAGTGTTTGCAGATACATTGACGGTCATATAGATTTTCTCTACCGCATCTACAGGCTGAATCGCCGTCGTAATAACTACGGAGTCTACTGTTTTCCCAGCAGATACCGTCACATCCTCCGCTGTAAAATTCTTAATTCCGTTGTTCGCCTGTATTTCGTTTAAATAGCCAACAATCCAGCTTTTTAACAGGCTGCGGCCTGTCTCGTTATTATCTACCTTTCCGATGTAATACAGGCTGAACTGCCGGTATACATCATTGCAGAACTGCATCAAGACCCGCATTACCCTGTTTTTGGAAAATTCCTCTCCTTTGTCAGGCGTAAAGGTTGTCAGTGTGTTAATGTCTGTGCAGACCTTCACACTTCCAAAGGTATCAATAAAGCATAGATATCCGTCCTGTACTGCCTTGGATGCCTGCTGCTCCGTCAGCTTGGGACTGGCTTCTAAAGCTCCCGGATACTGGGCATAGGTCAAAGACTGATAATACATCGCCCCCGCCTCTGCTCCTCCCGCCCACCAGGTGGTCTGCTGCGGCGTGAGAACCGCGCCATCCTCCAGCTTTACGCCGTTTTTCAGTGCAATGACATACTCGCTGTTGCACCCTGCTGCAGCTTCTCCAGCCATCACAGCCTGGCATTTCTGCCCGATATGTTCTGATACTCGTTTCACGAATGCAGCAAAGGCCTGGATCGTGGCAGTATCGGATCCGTCATAAATCAAGACATCAAACTGGTACGGCTCAAGGGCAGCCAGAAAGTCCGCATAATCTCCTGCCGCCACCGTCGGATCCTTTCCAGAAGAAAGCGCCTGTCCTGCCGTCTCCGTGATAGTCGTTCCGGAACCTGAAAAAGCTACCCAGGCATTTTCTTTCAGCTGGGATAAATCCTGAATGCTCTGTTCATCTGCCACAGTTCCATCAATGACAGTCTCCACATCATAAGTTCCATCTGCGTCCACCTGCTCCTGAATGATAATGGTAATATCGTTTCCCCTGATTCCTTCATACTGTGCCGTTACAGTTAAAGCTCCAATCTCCGCAGATGCTTTCGCACCACTGCTGCCTTTCGGACGATAAAGCAAAATCTTTCCCGGACCCGCAGTCGTATCGCTGCCTTTCATCATTTCACGCAAAAACATAGCCTGTTCTGATGCGATATCATAGCCGATAAACGGGCGCACATCCTGCCCCGGCGTGATTTCCCGAATCATATTTGACGGCCCCCAGGATAGTGGTTCCGCAATTGCCACCACGCGATTCCCGATATTCGGGGCCACGCTGCCCTGTGATTTTACATTCATGTATACACCGGGGAGCTGTTTATTCTGGCTTGTCCATATGCCTCCTGCCATTGTGTTTACCTCTCTTTCATAATTTTTTGTATAAAAAGAACGCCCCTCCGAAGAAGGACGCTCTGAATTTTTTTCAATATTTTCCTCTTTTCCTCTTGACTTCCACGTTATAACGTGGTATAATTAAACTATCGAAAGGAGGTGAAGAGAAAAATGGTGGAAAAAATAAAGGAGCTGAAAAAAGT